ATGTCACCTGACAATATCTTCTCACCGAAAGGTCAAGAGATACGTAAGAGTACATCTGCCCTGACAGTAAAGAAAATGGGTCTTGCAATCAAAGGGAGACTTGGACTTGTTGTTGATGGTACAGGTAAAGACTTCAATAAGATTAAGATGCAATCAAATGATCTGAAGAGACTGGGTTATGAGGTCGGTATGATATTTATCAATACTGACAAGCAAACTGCGATGGATAGAAACCGAGCAAGAGCAAGGAAACTACCAGACAAAATGGTTGCAAAGGCATGGGCAGACGTGCAGAAGAACATAGGTGCATTCCAAGGTATATTTAAGACAAGAATGTATATTGTGGATAATTCAGAAGGTGCATCGTGGGACAGAGAATCGATGCGTGTCTACAAGGCAGTAATGAAATGGGTCAAAGTACCACCCAAGTCTAAAGGTGCAACCGCATGGATAAAAAGGATGAAGGGTATGAAAGAAGAATTTATTACAGAACAAATCGTGGAACTTTTTAAAGAAGACGTACCAGCAAACGCAGTTGCACAAGGTGGTGTGGACATGGCGCCTGATATGGGTTGGAGAAAGACTCTCAAGAAGAAAAGAAAAGACAAAAAAATAAAAGAGATCGTTGCGATAGACAAACGGTTTACCAAAGAAGCTGGTCAACCAGTATTGTTAAAACGATTTAGATCGGTGATGGATACTTAAATGTTAAAAATTTATATCTTTCTATTGATAATGGGTATTCTTGGTGGTGTTGGATATGGTGGTTATATGTACTATATAGATACACAAGAGAGATTAGGAATACTGAAAGAGAATAATGCGAAACTGATTGTTGCAAACGACGCAAAAGATGCAACAATTAATGAAATGCTTGCTACTCAAAACAGGGCACAGGAACTTAACCAACAATTGACGTTGAGTTTACAGATGGCAGAGAAGTATAGCGACACACTACGTTCGAAGTTTGCGAAGATTAACATCTTAAAATTAGCACTCGAAGAACCATATGAACTAGAAGGAAAAATAAATAATGCGGTCATACGTTTACTCGACGGGCTTAGGGATGATACTGATCCTAATGCTGACGGGGTGTCTGGGGAGTCTAAGGAAGAGTGAACCAATTGTTGTTACTCAACCACAGATCATTAAACAGAACATACCAATACAGGCAAGACCTAAACAACTACAACTAACTGATGTTAGGTGGTACGTTGTATCAGAATCTAATATTGATGAATTTCTAGAGAAGTTCAAAGAAGAAGAAGGTCTACTTGCATTCATGGCAATATCCGCACAGGGGTACGAAAACCTTGCGATGGACATTGCTGATATGCGTAGATACATCCTTCAACAAAAAGACATCATACTCTATTACGAGGAAAGTTTAACCAACGCACCCGATGACGCTGGTTTACCCCTAGAATAATAATTTATTTTATTCTTGTATTAGGTCAGAATGTCGCATCTTTGTCACAGTATTTGGGGTTTACAAAAACCCTGATATACTATATAATACAAAGAAATCAAATCAACATATAGTAAGGAAAACGCATGGCAACATCACATGTTGACACTAGGAAACTTTTGTCGGAAGCAAAATTTTACGATGGATATTCACGTTACAACGATGAACTTGAACGTTACGAAACATGGGATGAAGCAGTAGATCGCGTAATGGAAATGCATGAAGGTTATTATGCAGACAAAAACGACGGACAGAATGGTTTACAACTATACGTAGATGAAGCACGTTCTGCATACAAGGAACAAAGAGTTCTTGGGGCCCAACGTGCATTACAGTTCGGTGGAGAACAGATTCTAAAACACCAAATGAGAATGTATAATTGTACATCCACATATGCGGATCGTGCAGAGTTCTTTGGTGAGATATTCTATATGTTATTGTGTGGTGCTGGTGCAGGTTTTTCTGTGCAAAAACACCACGTCAAGAAACTACCCAAAATAACAATCAGAAACAAACAACCCAAAACACACGTGGTAGAAGATTCCATTGAAGGTTGGGCAACTTCTGTAGACGTTCTAATGTCTTCTTATTTTGTTTCCAAATCAAAACATCCTGATTACGAAGGACGACGGATATACTTCGATCTCACCCAAGTGCGACCACGGGGTGCAAAAATCTCTGGTGGATTCAAAGCACCTGGCCCTGACGGACTACGACTTGCACTAGACAAGATCGAACATCTACTACAGGACATTGTTCTGAACAACACCAATCCCACACCTCTACAACCAATTAATGTATACGACATTTGTATGCATGCCGCAGACGCAGTTCTGTCTGGTGGTGTTAGACGTTCTGCGACTATCTGTTTGTTCTCACCAGACGATGAAACAATGATGACTGCAAAGACTGGCAACTGGTTCGTAGATAATCCACAACGTGGTAGATCAAACAACTCTGCGGTAATCGTCCGTGATAGTACGACGAAAGAACAGTTCGGTCATATCATGGAATCAGTACGTGAGTTTGGTGAACCAGGTTTTGTTTTCGTTGAGAGTACAGAACATACAACAAACCCTTGTGTTGAAATAGGAATGTATCCACAGATCAAAGGTAAGTCTGGTTGGCAAGGTTGCAATCTAACAGAGATCAATGGTGGACTATGTCATACCCCAGAAGACTTCTATAAGGCATGTCGTGCCGCTGCAATACTGGGAACTCTGCAAGCGGGTTATACAGATTTTAAATTTTTAGATAAAATATCAAAAGACATCTTTGACAGAGAAGCACTTATCGGTTGTTCGATAACGGGGTGGATGAACAATCCTACCGTATTATTTGATAAGAAAATTCTTCAGAAAGGTGCAAAAATAGTAAAGGAGGTCAATCGTGAAGTTGCTGCCTTACTTGGTATTAATCCTGCTGCTCGTACTACTTGTGTTAAACCTTCGGGTAATGCAAGTGTATTGTTACAAACCGCATCTGGGATTCATGCAGAGCATAGTACAATGTACATTCGAAACGTACAGATGACAAAAGAGTCTGAGGTAACTCAGGCAATACAAAAAGCAAACCCATACATGGTAGAAGACAGTGTATGGAGTGCAAACGGAACAGATGTAGTTGTGTCGTTTCCTATCATTCCAAAGAAAGGATCTTACGTAAAAGAAGATATGGTTGGAGTTGATCATCTTGAGAAGGTAAAACTTGTACAGGAATATTGGGTCAATGCTGGTACAAACGAAGAACTTTGTGCTGACAAGGGGGTGCGACATAATGTGTCAAACACTATCCTTGTAGACGATTGGGAAAAAGTAGAAAAATATGTGTTTAAGAATCGATATTCATTTGCTGGAATATCGTTCCTTTCAATGATGGGTGATAAGGACTTTAATCAAGCACCTAACACCAGTGTAATTACAGCAAAAGAAATGGTAAAAAAATATGGAACTAGTGCTATATTTGCTAGTGGTCTCGTGGTTGATGGCCTTAATGCTTTTGATAATCTATGGTCTGCTTGTTCGACTGCTCAAGGCTACGGTGACGATATCTCGTTGGATAACTCAGTTAATAGTATTAAGCGGGATTGGATTCGTCGTTTTAATAATTTTGCAGTCAATTATCTTAATGGTGATATGAAACAGGCAGAGTATTGTTTAAAGGATTCTCATCTCCTACATAAATGGGAGAAGATAAACAAAAACTTTATGGACATAGAATGGGAGTCAGATTTGAGTGAAAAGAAATACATAGATGTAGATACTATGGGTGCAATTGCCTGTGCGGGTGGTGCATGTGAGATTGACTTTTAATGGATACTTGGGCAACAGCATGTATGCACTGTGACGAAGAGACTCACATAGTATCAGACAAAGAACCAGAATTTTGTCCTATGTGCGGTCTAGAAACAAATGCGTTGTTGGTAGATGGCGGTGATGAGATATAAACGATTAAATAACTTTCCCCCAGAGTTGATGACTCTATTACAGGATAAATGGGATGAAATAAAAGACGATGAATACTCCACTGAAATTGTTGCCGTAGAACCAGAATTAAATTTTATTCTCTGCACGACACTCAATGAAGTATTTCAACCATATTTTAATTGTAAATTACACGGTGTTTTATATCAAATCTCCAATCCGAGTTTGGGTATCGCAAAAGTTCATACAGATAAATCTAGAACAACTTCTTTAAACATACCGATCAGGGTAGATTCACAAGGAGATTATATATGTGGTTTGACAGAAGATCTGTCTGCATATATGACTCCAAGGGAAAAAGAATTTGAAACAACTAAACAGGTTGGACAAGAATTCCCTCTACAACTAGATATGATGGAATTTATTCCTATGACAACCCCAATTATAATCAATACAAAAGTACCACATACATGGCGAACAAACAAAGATACTGACAGAGTTGTTGCAGGACTTATGTTTGGAGAAGATATAAAACCCGAAGAATTGATAAATAGTACACCAAGTGATTGGTTCTAAACCACTATATACTATTATGTGGTATATGAATGACATTGAATTTACAGACGCACCAGATGATATTGAGGGTTTCGTTTACGTTATAACAGACAAACGTAACGATAAGAAGTATGTCGGCAAGAAGAGGTTCTGGTCGGTTACACGGAAGCCCCCACTCAAAGGCAAGAAACGCAAGAGAGTGGTTCGCAAAGAATCTGACTGGATGAAGTATTACGGTTCAAGTGAGTTAGTAAACCAATTGTTGGTGGAACACGGAGAAGATAACTTCCATCGGGAGATTATTCATTTGTGTAAGACAAAGGGTGAGATGAGTTACCTCGAAGCAAAAGAGCAGTTTGACAGGAACGTACTATTAAATGATAAATATTATAATGAGTTCATCGGATGTAAGATTCACAGTAAACACGTATCAGGATTAAAATGAATATATCGGTAACTGAAAGAGCAAAGACGTACTTGAAGAACGCAGGGAAACCAAACGTTTCTCTCAAAGTAAAAGGTGGTGGTTGTTCTGGGTTTCAATACGAGTGGGGTATCACAGATGCTGAACCCACTGTAGAGAACCTCTGGTTAGACCCAATGGCAGAGATGTTTGTATTTGGTTGTACGGTTGATTATGTAGAAGAGTTAGGTGGATCATATCTAAAAGTAATTAACCCAAATGCGACTGCTCAATGTGGTTGCGGAGAGAGTTTCGGAGTATAAAAATGCCTACAGAATATAACGCAGACCTAGTCAAAGTTGTCGATGGTGACACTGTTGACGTGGATATCGATCTAGGATTTGGTATCTGGTTAAAGAACGAAAGAGTACGGATCATGGGTATAGACACCCCAGAATCACGTACAAGTGACAAGATTGAAAAGTTGTTTGGTCTTGCTGCAAAATATAGATTACAATCATTACTAGAAGAAGATTGTACACTTGTTACTACGGATGACCGTCACGGAGAAGACGAACGTGGTAAGTTCGGTCGAGTTCTAGGTGATTTTAGAATTGCAGACGGTCGATTAGTTACCCAAATCTTAATGGACGAAGGTCATGCAGTAGATTACTATGGTGGATCTAAAGAAGAAAACCTAGAAAAACACATGGTGAACAGAGCAAGATTAGTCGAAGAAGGCATTGTAGTAATGCCTGTTGACGAAGACGATGGTGCTTGACAACTAGCGAATCATTTGGTATAATAAGATCTAATGCGGAAGTCGTATAAAAGTATTACGACAGATAACCAATTTGTAGAAGAGGGGGCAGTACCTTCCTTCCGCTCCAAATAAAGGTATTATATGATACTACTAGATTATAATGGTATTGCAATAAGCAACATCATGGCTCAAAGATTAGGTGAAAACGAAGATATGATTCGACACATGATCTTGAACACGATTAGAATGTATAAACACAAGTTCAGAGGTCATGGCGATATAGTCATTGTAACTGACGCTGGTGGTAACTGGCGTAAAGACGTATTTCCAGAATACAAAGCAAATCGTAAAAAAACACGTGACGCATCGAGTGTGGATTGGGAACGGTTATTTGAGATTACCAATATGGTATTTGATGAAATTACCGAGAACTTTCCATACCGCACCATGAAAGTCTGGGGTACTGAAGCAGACGACTGTATTGCACAGATCGTTATCGGTACACAGGAGTTCGGTGCATATGAAGATATAATGATTGTATCTGCGGATAAAGACTTTGCACAATTACAGAAATATAAAAATGTAAAACAATATTCCCCTATGACAAAGAAGTTTATTCACGAGGAAGATCCGAGAGGATTCCTGTTAGAACATATATTAAAAGGTGATACCAGTGATGGTGTACCTAACGTTCTATCTGATGATAAGGTCTTCGTAGAAGGTCGTAGACAGGGTGTAATGAGTGCCAAGAAGAAAGCAATACTTTCTGAGGATATAAATGCATTTGGAGAGAACGTAGTTCGTAACTTCCAACGCAACGAACGCATGATTGATCTGACAAAATGTCCAGATAATTTGGTTATAGATATTAAAGATCACTTCAACAAGTCAACACCACGTGTCAATAAAAGCAAGGTGTTACCTTATTTGGTGAATAAAAAATGCAGACGGTTACTAGAAGTCGTAGAAGAGTTCTTTTAACTAAATATTGTAAACAGGAGAGATAATGGCATCATTACCACATTTAGTTTTTGAAGACTATGCAAAAGCGAAGACCAAAGCAGAAAAGATTGCAGTATTGCGATCTAACGAGACATGGGCGTTAAAGGACTTACTAAAGGGAACATTAGATCCTAAAGTAAAATGGCATCTTCCAGAAGGAGCTCCCCCGTATCAACCGTCCAGTCATTCAGAACCAGCGGCATCTATATTCAGAGAGAATACAAAGTTTAGATATTTTGTAAAGAATAATAATGTTAGTGATAAAATAACACAAACTAAAAGAGAAACAATTTTCATTGGAGTTCTTGAAGCGATACATCCAAAAGATGCGGAATTGGTGATAGGTATGATTAACAAGAAAACCCCAGTAAAGGGACTAACACTAAGAATCGCAAAGGAAGCATTCCCAAATTTGTAATTACTCACAAAATAACTTAACCTTAGAACCACCCTCGATTCATCGTGCGGTGGTTTTTTCTTTAGATCCCTGATTGGTATTTCCGCGAGTATACAGGAGCGTTCTAAATATGTCACACTTTCATTTTATTTTCAAAACAAATGCATTTAATGCTTGCGAATCACTTGGGAATGTCGTATAGTATATATGTAATCAAGAGAAAAGGAATCACTATGATACAAGGAATGCAAATGGAAATAAGTAACGAAAATGATGACGCATTGCAAGGTGCAAAAGCATTTTATACTATATCTTGTCGTAATAATGACGGTTCATTTTATGACTGTGTTGACAGTTTTGATGATGTCGATGTTGCGAATAGTCATTTTGAGCGTTTAGTTGAAAGTGGTTGGGATAACATAAACATGTTTCGTCAGTGGGCAACTGTCCGTTTGATGCATGGAATATTGTTGTCTGATCGTACTTTAGTTCGTCACCGACATAGTAATGTAACAATAGGAGCAGCCGCATGAGTATGCCAACAATTATAGACCATATGGTCAGTGAAATTTCAATGAGTGAGTTGTGTGCGTTGCAAGAAGATTATTCGGCCGCACAAAAAGAAGGTCACGAATGGATCATGCAAGCAATGGATATCGTATTTGAAAAAATCGATCTAGGTAAAATTAAAGTGAGGATTGTATAATGTTTCAAAAATACAATAATGTGGGTCGTGATTTGAATGGGTTTAGTGTCAATAATCCAAAGCTTTATCGCTGGTGGTACTGGCAAAAGAGGGTTGATGAAACACCTTTGTTTGGTAACACAGGCAAAAAAGGATGCACACAAGTTGGTTTGGAAGAGATACGTGATATGACTGTTGATGTAGATAATAGTCTTACTATTAAAGATATCGCAAGATTGTTGACTCCTTTTCTTTTAAAACTGAAACCTCGTGAAGAAAGATATATTCGTGAGAAATTCTTTAACAATAAAAGTAAAGAATATATTGGTATTAGTTTTAATGTCAGCAATGGGAGATTATGGCAAATAGAAAAGACGGCAGTGCGTAAGTTAAAAATGTTATTGGAAAAAGATCCAGAAACTATGCAATTAATTAAAGGAATTATATAATGGTTAGTTTAGATAAATTAACAGGCATCTATAACAATTGGATGGAGAGTCAAAACCTAATATTGGGGTGTGCTTTAGAAGAATCTATGCAATTCCCACCTTTACACGAGAAAACTCCAGAGCAATATGCTTGGTTGGCAAGGTTTATTAGAGTTTGGCAAAAGGCGGCACTTCATGGATAAATTATTATGGCATGCTAACCCATACATAGCTGGGGGTGGCCCAGGCACTAAGTGTTTTGACGATCCAAAAGACGCAGTCAAGTATCTTGAGGAAAAGTGTGAACAGGACTCTACATCATATAAACTCAAGGAGAAAATCCAAGAGTGGTATTGGATCGAGAAGATCTGGGTTAGCAGTGATGGAAATGCTTGTGTGTTTTCAAAACGAGATATGTATGCTTTCAATGATTATCTTATAGAACTGGGGGGTGCGAATTGGTTCGCAAGGACAGAAGCATCTTTATAATGGAAGTCACGGGTGGATGGAAGTTACATCGGAAAGTTGCATACGATTGTGTGCAACATTCGTTTAACCAACTGTTGCCTAGAATACGCAAGATAGATCTTCAAGTTCATCTGAAGTCGAATTTGTTTTACAAGACTGGTCTATATGGTATGATGGACATGCAAGATGACCGCACCTTTAGACTAGACGTTGATTACAGTGATATGAATGAAATGGAACATACCATAATGCACGAAATGGTGCATGTAAAACAATATGTAACGAAAGAACTCGTGCAGTTGAGAGATGTTTATGTCTGGAAGAATGTTGCGTTTGGTAAATATCATACCGATTACCGATATCGTCCTTGGGAGATAGAAGCATATAACAAAGAAGAACAATTGATCAAGTCGTTCAAAGAAGAGTATATATAGTTTCATAGGAGAAACCCAATGCCATCATACACACTAAGAAATATTAAGACCAAAGAAGAAACTGATGTTTTTTGTAGTTACCCAGAACTGAAGGAATTGTTAGAAATGGATTCTAATCTAATTCAAAAACTTTCAACCCCAAAAATAATTGCTGGTAGAAGTGGTGCAATAAAAGTTCCAGATGGGTTTAAAGATTTGAAACACAGAATAAAATCAAACTCTGGCGAAGGTAATACCATTAACATATAGGTGAAAAATGTCCGTAGGCCGTGGCAAAGATTTTGAAAGAAAAGAAACAAAAGCAATACTCAAAGTGTTGCAAAATACAAACCTTTATATGCACAAACGTCTTAGATATAAACAAATAAGTTGGCAAAGTGAAGATGAAATAAAACGTGCTTTTGGTGAATACCTTACTTGGTATATCAAAGAAATGACATATCCTTATGGAAATCCTATTATTAGTTGTTGGTCGCATTTGTATAAAGCATCTGGATTTATGGGATTGCACCAAGACAAAGAAGTTCCTGGTGGATTTAAATATAGCAAATCACCTAGTGCTGGTATGGGATTGCACCAAGATAAACATGCTATGGAGCCAGATGGCACTTGGAGTAAAGGCAATTTCCGAGATCCTCTCAAATTGTGGTCAACTACTCTCTTGGTCACTAAGAGTGATGACCTTGAAGGTGGAGAAATTGTTATTGCTGGCGACGCTTATGAGGATTATGAAAAGTTTGGGTCTAGGTTGAAAATAATCGATCTAAAGGAAAAAGGACAGACTGCTTCATGGAACGGTGAAACCATGCATGGTATTGCCGAAATAACAAAGGGTACTCGATGGGTATTCGTAACATTTAAGGAAGAAAAATAATGGCAAAGTTTGGTCGTTTTGACCACAGAAATAAGAAGAAGGATCGTAATCAAAAAAACTCTATAAATAGGGTTAAACGAATTAAAGAGACTGAAGATGATTGGTATACTAAAAATAAATTTAAGCAGACCGTTGAGAAATTATACGTCAGCGATCCAACGGAAACTGAGGGAACTCAGGAGCAATAAAATATACAGATATATCGGTAGAGTATTGATTGCACTATCGGTATTATTTAATGTTATTACTTGCGGTGATAGCAATCAAACATTTTCTGCACGTAATCATAAATGGAGAAGAGAAGATAAGACAAACTTCTGTTCTATCATAGATCTATTTTTCTTCTGGCATCCAGAACATTGTAGACAGTCATGGGCATACTGGAGACTGAGAAAAACAGTATCATCAGAAGCAGATGAAGCAATACACATATTAAAACAACATAAGGAAATATTATGAATACTGATATAGGATTAGGACTTGAGAAGTGGATGGCAGTTCACAGACCATATGAATGGATTAATGAAGATCTGCGTAAAGCAGTTGCCAAAAACATTCTTAATGAATGGAAATGGGGAAAAGAAGATTGGACTACTCGGATCGACACAAAAGAAGTCGATGAAGCAGCTGATGCTGTTTGGCGTACAAACTACGAGGAAGAACCCGTAGTTTCAGATTCTCTTTTAGTTAAGGAATTAAAAGCAATTAATGCCTAGGTTGTTGATTTAGTAACATAAAAGACACACTTTCATTTTATTTTCAAAACAAATGCATTTAATGCTTGACGAATCACCTGTTATGGGTTATTGTTAATTGTAATCAGAGAGAAAAGGAATCACCATGATACATCACATAGACGCCCACAACGGTCAAATTAGGTTTTACAACGAAGGTTTAGTTGGAGCATCAAATAATGCTGAAGGTATTGCGTACATTTTGAACACTCACGGTGGGTTTTCAGAAGAAGCGTCTATGTCTTCTTCAATGCATTTTGCTTCAGAAGATGGTTTTGAGAACGACAATTCCGCGATGGAGTTATTGTTCGTAGGAATGGGTCTTCATGCAAATGAGATGGGTAGTGTGATATAATGGGTGCGTTAGTATTTGATGATAAAAGATATCCCGCTGATGATATTGGTGGTTTAGGAAGACAGATTTGTTCTGAGAAAGAGGTTGAAATGTTAGAAAGATTAAAAGAGGAGTATCTTGGAATGCAGTATAAAGTGTCTTATGACAAAACTTTTACTTGGAAACAAATCAATATCGATATGGGTAAAGTCGGGGATACAATCAAAGAAGAAATGAGTTTCGTCGATTGGAATGATTTCGAGAAATGGAAACAAGGTTGTAATGCAAATTGGGATTGTCCTTTTGTTATTACTAATGGAAAGGTTGTTACTACACAACTAGAGATGGATCTATAATGCCTATGGAGGCTGGTAAAATGAAACCAGATTACAATAAAGTGATTCTAACGGACGCAGATGGCGTCCTTTTGAATTGGGAGTATGCATTCAGAACTTGGATGGCAAAACATGGGTATAAAGAGAAATGTGACGATCC